TAGGTGTGGAGTCAGCGTTCAGCCGTAGCGAAGCTAACTTCCGTATTGCCCGGACGATTCCATTCTTGTCATCTGGACTTGGTATCGGTATTAAATTTGGAGAACCCATAGTTATTCCTATCTATATACCCTTGCCATCTTAGGCCTGACCATTTCCTGTATTGCCCCGGCGTAACTTGAGAAGCCTGATCTTGGTTGATAACTTTCACCCGTTCTACGACCACTACCGGCCTGTTGACCTGCTCCAATTGATTTTGTCAACTCCGCAATATCAGAGAATGACGGCCCTACATCTTCACGTCTCTCAATAAAGCCTGCCTTCTGTGTCAAAGCTCCACCCAACCGTTGGGCACTAACATCTGCTGCTTGCAATCGTGCTGGTGCAGCTACTTCCTCTTGATACTTTTTAGACAAGCCTCCTGCCTGTGTAGTACTTGCCAGACCACTACTTACGAGTGCCTGCGTACCGGAGGCTACTGCTTTCGTCTCACCTCTTTCAAGAGCTGCTTCTGTGGCTTTCTCAAACGTGCCACCAGTTTTATATTGCTCGATAAGCTGGTCGAATATTCCTAATCCTTCTTGATATCGTTGTTCGTTTCTCAGGTTAGCTGCTTCCTGCTGTGCCTGAAACTTTTGAAGTAGTTCGTCTACTAATGCCATTACTTTATTCTCCCTGCGTTCTTGGAACCAATGGACAGTTTACCCAACGCCCATGTTTCGCTTAGTGTACTATTCTTTAGGACGATACCTAACCACTTCGCTCTTGCTCTCTTACGAATCCTGTTCTGCCGTCCTGTGCCTGACAGTGTGATCGCATGTAACGGTGTGTCTCCGTCCTTCACAGCCTCCACCAATGTCTCCGCATCATCATTAACGTGTATGTCTGCTGTCAGTCCATCAGTATCCGCATGGGAACCACCTGAACCGCCACCTGCTGTTATGATCGTTGTAGTTGTTAGCCGTCCACGTCCGTCATCTTCGTCTTCACTCAAATCCTGTATGGGCATGAGACACTCAGAAGCGATAGCTTGATCACTTACTCCGATGTCGTCATCCTTTGCAGCGTCATCAAACTTTCTGATGTATCCATCCTTGCTACCAATAAGCAAGTCAGCATCAGACGGTACGTTCGACGAGTAATAAAGCATAGAATATGCACCACACTCATTCGGATAAGTCTCCGGGAAGAAGCCCTCGGACTTGATGTTATAAAAATAGTTTGAGTTGCTACCATCACTGAGCTTTGTTATTCCAATAACGATACCGTCTCTACGTTTATCATACCCTAACACAATTCTATGTGTCTCAGGATTCGCATCCTCATCTTCCGCTAACTTAGGAATACTGAATTGCGATATGTTCTTAAGAAAAGTTGTTCCCTTTTTGATTCTACTTATGCCGTCATTCCCGAACATATATAGATCACCAAGTTCATCGAAGCACCAAGACTGTGCCCCAAAGATTCCTGTGAAGTCGTCGAGCGAATGAAGCTCACCACCAACAGCAGGGTCTCCTTGTAGGTAGTGCAAACTAGATGCACAACCGAAGAACATGTAATCATCATGGAAAGGAATCAAAGCACGAACGATGTCCCCAACCTTACCTGCATCTGCATTTGTTCCAGCTACAGGAGTCTGAGCATCATTAGCGATGTAAGCAAAGTCAAAAGGATTTAACTGCCTACTCATGTACCACTGATGGGGGTCGTTAGGATTGCCAGCCAATACTGCACGTCCTCTATACCATGCACCAAGATAAGCCTTCACTGGCAGTGAGCCAGAGCTTCCATCAGGGTACACTGTCCAGTCATATCCATGCGGTGCGGTACTAGCTTCTGCTACCGCAGAGGGTACGCGAGTCTCAGGGTCCATGCCACCACCAGATAAGGTGTAACCACCGGTAGTGACAAAAGTTCCACTGGTTGTGAAACCATATATTTCTGTTTTCGCAGTATTAACAAAATCAACTAGCATTGTTGCACCGGAGGTCAGTTGAGTCACAATAGAACCTCTGGTCGGTGCTGTAGTCAAAGCCGTGACTGTTATTTTCGTATTAGAAAAGTCTACGATCTTGAAGTTACCTCCATTAACAATGAAAGCCTTTTGAAGACCAGAAAACATGTTGAGGTTGTCTGATGTATCTACTACCAGACCTGCTACTTGTGTGAGTGTTCCAGCCACGCTGCCCTCCGCATATACTTTATCATTGCCACTTGCTACCAAGTGCTTCTTACCCATTTGTGGATTTATTGTTACAGCCATGTCTATGTCTCATAATAAACTTTATTGTTTGCTGCTGCCACCAGTCTTTTTAATGTCATCATGTTGTTTAGTCCCAACGCCGTCCCTGTTGGATTTCCGTCTCCATCTAATGTTACTCCTGTTGGTAAAACTGGATAGAATAATGTTGATGTGAATGTCCATACATCACCAGTGGTGGTTCCAACAACATTTGTAGCATCTACCCTCCATTGGTATACTGCATTGTATTCCAACGGATAAGGAATCTGAAACTCTAACTCACTGATAGCGGAAGCAACTAATTCTAAATCATCGCCAACCCTTGAGAAGTAAACATCGTATGTCTCAGCCATTATCCTTTCTCCCAACCTACAGTAAGATTAAGCAGTACCCCTTCGTCCACATGTGCAGGTGTAGGGTTTACAGGTTTGTTAGGGGCTTCCAATGTATTTCCGTAAAGCCTAAACCATTTCCTACTTGTCCATCCTTGCTCTGCGTGCCAAGATACTAACGATGATGGGCCAGCAGGTATTTGATTCATAAATACCCGTACCCTCGGATTTGTAGCACCTAAGTAATACGGGCCATCTGTGAACTCAATAGTGTACCATCTAAGAATATCATCATTTGGTATTCCTGAATTACTAATAAGGAAATCTAAACTCGTCTCCACTGTAGGCTCACCACCTGTCAGTAGTTGAACTTTTGTATACAGGTCGGTCAGTTCAAAAATACCCTCATTATTACTGAGTCCTAGCTCTAGGGATAGACTGTCGAAAGTTCCTGTATTCAATGGAACCTCCTGTCCGGAACCTGTAAAGTCAGGGCTGGTTGCTATTCCGAGTCCTACTTCCAAACCAGTGTCTCGTAGAAATAAAGGTACTTGTGCCATAATTAAATCACCGAATTAACAAAACACATTGCAACCACTGGTTGCTCTGCTGCTCCTATTTGTGTACCGTTTGCCCACTTATCAAGCCCCGGTCTCTGGCCTATCCGTATTCTTTTCTCAAGAGTATCGACAGGTCTTACATTGACAAGCTTTTCAGAAGTGAGATCGGGGGCATGTCCCGTAAGACTGCCCCTATACAATCCCCGAATTGGGGGTAGCATCTCCATTACGATCTCCAAATAATATTTACTTTGTCTGCTGCCGTTCCATCAAAGAACAACAGGTTTGTATTGCTTATAGCGAGTACTATTGGATGGTTGGAAACGCCATTAGGAAGCAGTGGACCCGAAGCTGCATTGATAGCAGAGTTTCCCATATTTACATCTTTGGCTTCCTCAACCCATATAGTAACTTAACGACATTCCTGATCACTGCCCTGACCCTCACCATCTGAGTCCAGAACAATGACCTCCGTACCGAAAGCACCAGATACGATAGCACTCGGTGTTGCATTATCTCTGTAATTTTTCACTGCCATGTTCTATTCCTTACAGTCTGATTTCATTAACAGGGCCGTCTGTGAGTTCTACGTTCGTACTCAGATAGAAAACTTCAACCAGCATTCTTCCAGCACTGATGTCTGTGAAATCAGAACCACCAGCAATCGTCAGCAATACACTGATGTCTGCACTCTCCGCTACAAGACCAGCATCCGCAGTAATGAAAGCTGCCTTTACTGAATTACGGACCGCAGCGAGAATGTTGTGGGTTGTGTTACCACTGTACTCATTGGCGTCACCTGCTGTACCGATAGACAGGACGGCAGTAGTGTCACCTGTGAAACCATCCTTTACTGTTACCTTAGAACCAATGACAAAGGAACCAGCAGGAATCTGTTTGTTAAGATTCAACGTTCCGTCAGTTCCGCCACCATCAGTGAGATCACCAAAGTCTACGATCTGAGAAACTTTCCTGATACCCATACCAGTGTCATTAAGTTCCAACTGCTCTGTTACATTTTGAATACTCATAATTACCTTTCTTAAACTTCATTACCATATACCGTGTACGTTCCCTTTGGAATCCAAAAGCTTCGACGGTATGCAAAAATATCTGTTTGCTGTAAGTTGGAGTCTCTTACTTCCCCTATTGTGTCCGGTGCAGAACCCATGTCCTTTTTGATCAAGGCCTGAACTAATTCAATAGCTTTATGTGTCTGTACTCCCAACACTTCATCTTGCTCATTCTCTGCGATTGCTATGCAACACTGTAAGATCGCCTCAGACTCAAGCACTCCACCGATAAAGTAATCAGTATCATTCTCAGGTTTGGGCGGTGTCATTATATACGTACTGTTAATGATTGATCTGTTAGTCGGTGTTGGGTATACAATCATCTCTTTGGAAGAGCCAACCTTCGGGTCGAACTTCCCTGCTCTTAATGCATATGCTTCTGGATAGCTGAAAAACTCAAGCGTACTTCTGCTGGACATGATTGCCCGTTCAGATGTCTTAGTTATACGCCCTGTTCTCTCTTCCGGGTCATATTCAAGATTACGCTCAAAACGTTCAAAGTCTTCGGGTAATTGATACTCCCACTTATTAGTTTCCAGATGAAGCTTCCACGGTTGCTTGAGGTAACTCCAAATATAAATCTCTGCATCTCTGGGATTGATGGGAAGCAGAAACTTCATGTACCCTCTGTACACAATATCTTTCGCAGATGCTAAACTATCGCCCGTTGGTGTTGGACCAGTACCTAAGTAGGACGACACCTTAGAATACACATCGGAAAAATTCCATTTCATACTTGCCATATTAAATCCTCAGATAAGACGATGACGGTCATCCTTGACCATTCACCATCGGAGACAGTTACTCTTTATCTAGTGTGAACACACGTAAGATCAGCTCTTCATAACGTATACCACCAAGAGATAGTTGTCCTTGTAGTGGTTTGTGTTCCCTCGCGATCAGGATGTTCATCACTTTCTTGATCAACAGTAGGTCAGCTTCGTTAATCTTTATAAACTTATTTGCTGCAATAATATGTCTTGCAAGCGTTACGCCGTCAACTGTTTCAATGCCGTCCTTGTAAACACCGGGAAGTCTCAGCAAGCCCGATAGTTCTTCCTTAGTTGAGAAATCCGATTCTCCAACCTTGTAGTCTGTCAAGTCAAGTTCATATTCTTTCATGTCTGTCTCCAAAAAATAAGGGGAGGAAGAAAACGATCTCCCTCCCATCAAAGGTTTATTAAGCTTCCTGTGCGAAACGCATCCAATCATAACTCACAGTGTCATCTTCCGCAGCACCATTCTTAGTAGCAATAGTGGGCTGCATAACAGCAGCAGTTGGGAAGTCAGCAGCAGATATATCTGATGCCAAAATCGGGTCGGCTGTGTTTACACCATCAACGAACACCTGAATGTCTGTACCATCAAAGTAGAAACCAACAGTGAAGTACGTATTGACTGTTACAGCCTTTACACCAGCATCATGCACTACAGGAGACTGACTTGTTTCATCGTACACAACATCAACAGCATCAGCATCCGCATGGAAAACCTGTACGCCAAGCGAACCCTCTGTCTGAACAGACGCACCATCGTCGATAATCAGATTACCAACAAGAGTACTTGAAACCATCAGACCGAAGAAATAACCAATGTCATTATCAGTGATAGAGTTAGCTTTGAGACGTGCTTCCATAGCCCATTTCTTACCACCAGATACAGTGATAGGACAAGGGTACTGAACCTCACATGCCTCATTGTCAACTGAACCCAACAGGACCAATGCACCAGCAGCTTCATCACTCAGAGAGATCAGAGACGCTGCATCGGTAAAGGAATTACCGGGGTAGTCTTCGTTGCCCCTACGGAAGTCGGTCTCATAAAGAGAACCAGCCATCGGATTTGCTCTCAACTGTTTCAAGTCGAAATTGTCCCAGATCGCTGCGGTAGGAAGCTGAACAGCAGTACGACTTGAGGCTGTTACCACCTCACCTGCATCAGCAGCAACTACGGCGTTAATCTTAGCAAGAACCAGACCCGTTGTACCAGACCTGTCGATAGTCTCCATAGCCTTACCAATAGCAGGCATCGAGTTACCAACATTAACAACAGTCTGCTCACCATCTTCAAGATACAGCGTATCCTTGATGGTAATGCTCTTGTCGGTACGAACAGGAACAGCACTGCCGTTTGCAATGTAGATATCAATCCAAAGATTACCAGTACCAGTAAGACCTGCAAAGGAAGTACCAGCTACTACACCAGCGAAGAACGCTGCGTTAGCTGCCGTACACAGTTCTACTCTCTGGAATTTACCCTCGTTCTGTCCACCCTCAGTCGTTGTACCACGTTTGACATTGGGATTTACACCAGTATCAAGACCGTTGATGTTGTTGGTGGTGTCATAATTGTATGCAACAGGCATACCCTCACGAATAACATCAGTACCTTCATACATTACTCGTTTTCTTTCACGATTGGCATTCGTGCCAAACTGACTTTCACTCATTGTGAACTCCTATAAAAAATTTTGTATTCTACTTCTGTGGAACAAGGTGAAACTCTGGGGGTTTACAAGCCCCCAGAGAATTTTTGTGATTACTGCTGCGAGATCAAGAAGCCACAACGCTGACGATTTGTAGAACGAATCGCGAACGAAAGGTCCAACGGAACTGTCAGAACATTATGCATGTTATCACGCTCTCTGGGCTTGCCTTCGGCAAAGTCATTTTCCCTCAAGACTGTTACCTTGAAGTAGTCATGGTTTACGCCATAGATCGGGTCAGTACCCATGATAGTACTATATGTCGCACTATCGTCCAGCAACTCCGCATAGACAAAGGGAATACCCTTGTAAAGCACGTTGCCGAAATACTTGGCAAGGTCAGGACCAACATTGTCATCCATCTTCCTAGCCATTGCTTCCAGATTACCAATCACGTTATCATTACTGTAGTAACGGAACGGACTAGCAACTGTTTCTTTAGCCACTGCCTGCGGAATCATAGTGGGCATAAAGTGAGTCTTACGGGTTGCCCTTGCAAGCAAGTCCAGAAGCTTATCACCAAACTGACCATTATGGTCTGCGTAGTACGATGCCCAACGAGGCTTATCAGAAGCGGAGCTGCTGATTGTACCAACGTCATAAGCCGTACCAGAACCGTCATTGTACCGACCACGATAACCAGTGTAACCACCAGTACTGTTGTCTGTACCCAGACTCAGCCAACTAGCCAAACCATGAGGGTTCTTCTTGTCAGATGCACTCAAAGGAGAAAGGATAAGTTTCTTCTGCAGAAGCTCACCAAACTCACGGTACATATTTTTCTGTTTCCCAGTGAGGTAGTTATAAACTCTTACCTCATTGCCCATGTTCATTGCCAGCAATACACGGTTGTAGTCCATGTTTGTCGAGGCGTGAACCCAATCGACCTTGATCTCTTCATCAGTGTTGACGAGGTTATGTGTATCCTCTTCCCACAGAGAGATCATCTTCGCGTTACCCGTATCCTTGAGCGTGATGTAATCCTTGATAGCATCACCACTATCACGATCAGCAGCCCGGAACCATGTGTTGTACAACTCATGGGTGATGTCATTGAATGTCATCTCCAAAGCGTCTTTTTTCTTGGATGCTAGGGTTGCATAGCCAACGTCAATGGCTTGTTCGATTGTCATGTCACTCATACGTTACTCCCTAATTTCTACTCCTGCTGCTTTGTAAGCTTTCCTGACCACAGAAATCTTATGAGCATCACTACCCGGAGCATGTTCTTTCTCTTTAGTTTTTTTGGAAGTAGGACGATTAGTGATCTTCTTGGCTCTCCCACGCAACTCCTTAGACACTTTACGCAAGGCTAAGTTGTCAGCGTTCTTGGCTTTATATCGTGCAATAGAGTCATCCATTGCCTCGTCAAACGTGGCAGTTACGCCACCTTCATGCAACTTGACAGCATAATCCCAAATGCCAGCCCTGTGTTTTACCGAAGGGTTTCGCATATCAGGTTTATTGTCACGATGCGGAAGTTTGTCATACTCACCAAGAATTGGAAAGTCCCCAGAGACCTCATCCAACTTCTTGTTTGCGGAACGAAAATTACTTACGTGCTGCTGTTCGGCTGCTTGTCTATTCCTGTTCTGTTCCTGCTCCGCTACAGTGTTCAGGGAATTAGAAAGCTGACCTACTTGTGCATTGAGTGTCTTAATGACCGCAGCCATCTGAGGGTTCTCTGCTTCAAGAGC